CCGCTGGAGCATGGCCGCGGTTTCAGCGCGGGTGGCCTGTCCTCTTGGATCGAGGATGCCGCCGCCCTTGCCGTTCAAGATGCCCTGCCCTACGGCCCAGCCCAGGGGTTCCCTGGCATAGGCGGAGGCCTTTCCCGCGTCCGTGAAGCCGGAGAGATCTCCCTTTGCGCTCACGTCCATGCCCTTGTACTGGGCGTAGCGGTACAGGATGGCCGCCAGCTGCTCCCTGGTCACCGGGTCGCTGGGCCCGAATTTGTTGTTCCCGTATCCCATGGCAATACCGTTTTTGTCCGCCCAGGCCACGGCCTCGGTATAGTAGCGCCCCTCCTCCACGTCGGTGAAGTCACGGACGCCTGCCGCCTCCGGCTGGCCCTCCATGCGCCACAGGATCGTGACGATCATGCCCCGCTGGGTGCTCAGTTCCGGGGAAAACGTGGTGTTTGAGGTGCCCAGTATCCAGTTTTGTTCGTAGGCATGGCGGACAGCGCCATAGAACCAATCGCTTTCCGTAACGTCTGTGAAGGGGTTCCAGGAGGGTTTGAACACCGCGGAAATGCTGTGGTCTCCGGTGACGTTCTCAAAGGTATAGCTTGTCACCGCGCCCACGCTCCTGCCGTCCACCAGCACGTCCCGGAGGGCATAGCCGCTGTGAGGCGTGACGGAGAAGGTCTGGCTGCCGCCCTGGGGCACGCTGACCGCGCCGCTGGGGGAGATGGAGCCGCCGTCCCCCGCCGAGGCGGTGAGGGTATGGGCCGTGGAGCCGCCTCCCGTGGAGATTCTGGTGTAGCCCACGGCGTAGGTGGAGAATTTGCTGGCGTAGATGTGCAGGTAGCCGTTTTCCGTGTCCGCCCAGAACGTGCCGTCCGTCTTTGTGACCGGTGCGCCTTCCAGCTTGTCCAGAGCTTTTGTTTCCGCCTGGGATTCTGAATGAATGTGGTGGCGGTAGACCGTCACATCTTTTTTGCCTCGGAAGTCGTAGGGCAGCACCAGCTCCAAAACCTCTTCATTGGACGGGCCTAAATCCTCGGGTGCTCCTGAGCCCTTGTGCAGCATAAGGGACACATCCAGATACAGGAGGGTCTGGCCTTTGGCTTCGCCTTCAATCTCGGTTTTGCCCGCCGGGTTATCTTTCTGTTCCACCGTCAGCTTGACGGTGATGCTCCCGCTTGAGTCCGTCTGACTTTCCGCGACCTCCTCCACGCCGCCTACGACCACGGGAGGCGTATTCTCCTTGACCTCTACCACGCTGTTTTTCCCTGCCTCCGGGAGCGTGATGTCCTTTTCGTCCGCGTCCCCGGTGAGCGCCACTAGAATGGTCATGGTCAGATCGCTGTGCTCGGCCACCACGTTGTACAGCCCCGTGGGAACGCCGCCGAAGACGTAACCGCCCTGCGCGTCCGTCGTGGTGCGCGAAACCACTGCCGCGCCCAGCTTGAGGGTCACGCTTGCATTTTGCGCCGGGGTTGTGCCGCCATATTCGTAGACCGTGCCTGTGATGTTATACACCGGGTCGGGCTTGCTCGTGGCGGGCGCAACCTGGATGGTCGCGCCCTGACCGAGCTGATATGCGTCCAGACCCGTCGTGATCTGCGTCCCGCTCGCGTCGAAATACGCCATGCCTGCGGTCAGCATCTGACCGGTGAGGATGCTGTTATAGCCCTTGATCGCATAAGCGGATTCCCCGTTTGCGATAAAGGTGCCGCCCTTGAGGATATTCGCACGGGTTGAGGTCAGGGCGTATTTGTCGCCGGTGAAGGTACCGCCCGTAACGGACACAACAGGGCTGCTGCTTGGATTCACGTCCACATACAATCCGATGGAGTCCCCATTGAAGAAGCCGCCGGTGACCGTCCATCGATTGGCCGTGGCTTGCATGCTGTTTGCTAGCCAGCACCCGTACCGTCCCTCGAAGACGCCGCCGTTGATTGTGACGTCCGCACGCTCGACATACAGGCCGTCGCCCCGGTGTCCGGGATACGTTGCCTCACTGCCGCCTGCGCCGCCGATGAAGGTGCCGCCGTCCACCACAAGCGAACGCGCCACCGACGCGCCGGAGATGCTGACCCGAATGCCGTTACCACCATCGCCGCCGGTGTCCGTGTTGTTGCCGCCCTTGCCGCCGATGAAGGTACCGCCCCGGATGATGGCGTCGATGCTCGTATCGGCGAGCAAGCCATCGCCGCCGTTTTTGCCGCTGGTTCCCTTGCTGTCGCCGCCCTGATAGACGGCGTTGGGGTTGTCGCACAAAATGGTCGCGCCCGTATCGTGTATCGCGCTTGCGCCGCGATTTGTGTCAAGGCCGTCGCCTCCCTGCACCCGAATCGCGCCCGTGCCGGAGACCTGCAAGCTGCTGCCGGTTTTCAGCTCGATGGCGCTCTCTCCGGTGGCCTCACTGTTGCCGCCGCCCTGAATGGTAAAGGGCTTGCCGCCGGTGACGGTCAGGCTGCCCTCCACGGACACGCCCACACCGGCCACGTCGCTGCCCGCTGCCTGCTTCTTCGCGCCGACGAGCTTGCCGCCGCCCACGCCGTCGGTCAGGGTCAGCGCCGCACCTGTTTTCACCAGCACCGTGGCTGCGCCTTCGTCAGGCGTCAGCTGATGACCGTTCAGGTCGAGGGTGAAGGTGCCGCTTTCAATCTCCAGCGCCGTGTTCGCATCCTTCATCAGGCGCACCCGATGCGTTGCCGCGTTGCTCGCTCCCGTCATCTCTGTGATGGCGTCGCTGAGGCTGTCGCACTCTGTCCAGCTCGTCCCGCCGTTTACGGTGTATTCCGCCGCGGGCGCATTGACGACGCTGATTTCGTTCGTTGCCGCGTCAAACCGCAGGAGCTTGCCCGTCGCGCCGGGACCGACGAGCGAGAGTTTTTCGAGGTCGGCTTCGACCGCGTCGGTCGCGATCACGCCGGTTTCGTAGCCCGCGGGCAGGACAACGTCAATCTTTGCGTCACCTTGCAGATCGCCGATGACAAAGCTGCTCACGCCGATTTTTTTCTCTGGATTGCCGCCGTTGATGTGCAGGCCGGTGTTTTGGAACCCGCGATTGCCGACCTTGGCTGCGCCATCGACCTTGACGGTGACTTGGCCGGTGACTGTGCTGGTGCCGCTGCCGCTGTCGCTGACGCCGAACACATTCATCGTCGTGCCCTGCACGGTGATTTCGGCGGTGCCGGTGACGTTGCTGCTGCCGCTGCCGCCGCCGCTGACGCTTCTGACCTTGCCGTTAGTGCCGAGGATGACCTCGGTGCTGCCGACCGTGGCGGTTTGAGTGCCGCCGTTGCCGCCGCCGTAAATCGTTATTTGCTCGTTCCCGTTCGGGACGTTAAAGTTCACGGTGGCCTTGCCGCTGACCGCAGTGAGATTGCCGCCGCCGTAGACAGTATTTTTCACCACAGCGCTGTTCGCGACGGTGATCGAGGTGTCGCCGGTGACGTCGCCGCCGCTGCTGTTGTCGGCTTTGCCGCCGCCGCCATAGACGTAGCCCGCCTCGCCGCCGGTCATCGAGATAACCGGGTTGCCGATCAGATCGGCTTTGTCGCCGCCGCCGTAGACAGAGCTTGGAGTACCGCCGGTGATCGCGATTTTCGGGCTGCCCGTGACCATACCGCCGTCGCTGCCGCCGCCGTAGACGGAGTTTGCATTGCCGCCGGTGATCGTGATTGCAGGGTCACCCGTGACATCGCCGCCTGTGCCCTTGCCGCCGCCGTAGATGTAGAGCACATCACCGCCAGTCATCGTGATCTTCGGGTTTCCGGCCAGCGCGTTCTCCTTGCTGCCGCCGTAGACCCTGCAGTTTCGGAGGTCGCTTGCGTCATCCGGTGCGTTTGCAATGTTCAACGTTTTCAGGGAGCTGTCCTCGCTCGTGTTCAGCACGCCGTTCCCGTTCACGTCCACATAGATGGTGGTGTGCGTGGCATCTATGCCCGCGATGATCAGCGCCGTGCCGTTGGCGTAGATGGCTTGCGGTTTACCGGAGGAATTGACCTCCACCGTGGGCATGGTCGCCGGTGCGGGATAAATCTTGCCCACCGTCGCGCCCTCCGCCACCGCGTAGTATCTTGTCACGTTGTTGGAGTTCACGCTACTGTCCGCGAAGTAAACCGCATAGCCCGCCGGGCTTGCAGTGTTCGTTACCTTAGCGGTGTTCTTGATGTCCAGCGCGACAAGGTCGGTGCTGCCACTCGGCACTGCGTTGATGTAAATCGTGCCGGAAGTGGAATCCGCGTTCGCGCTGGTCACAACCGCGTTGTTGCTGATCGTGATTTTGCCGATGGAGTCGCTGAAGGCGGAGTTGTTGTAGATCGCGCAGCTGCTCGTTGACTCCACCTTGCCGCCGCTGACGGTGACCGCGCCCATGCTGGAGATGGCGTAGCCACTGGTCGCCGAAACCGTGCCGCCGCTGACGTTGACCGCACCGGCACCGACGATGGCTCTGCCCTTATCACCCGTCGCCTGCACCGTGCCGTTCGTAACCGTGAGCGCGCCGCCGTTAAAGATGGCGTTTCCGGTCGTTGCCGACACCGTGCCGCCGCTGACGTTGACCGTGCCAGGGTTGACTATGACCTCGCCGGTGGAGTTGTTGTAGATGGCAACGCCACTGTCGCCGGTCGCCTTCACCGTGCCGCCGCTGACGTTGACCGCGCCTGTAGTGTCGTTGTAGATGGCGTTGCCGGTCGTCGCTTCCACCGTGCCGCCGCTGACGTTGATCTTGCCGGTGGAGTAGTTGTAGATGGCGTTGCCGCCTGCGGTGTTCTTTACCGTGCCGCCTGTGATTTCCAGCACAACTGCGGTCGAGTCAGTCGTTGTGTTGAAGCGAATTGTGCCCTCGTTTGCATTCGTATTCGCGCTGGTCACCGTGGCTGTGCCGCTGATCGTAACTTTTCCGGTGGAGGCGTTGTCGATGGCCTTGCCGCTCGTTGTTTCCACCGTGCCGCCGCTGACCGCGATCACGCCGGCGAAGCCGTTGTAGACGGCGTTGCCGCCTGCGGTGTTCTTTACCGTGGCATTCTCCTTGATTTCCAGAGCAGGGGCGCTGCTGCTGGACTGCACAGGGCCAAGACGAATCGTGCCGGAACCGGAAGTCTTATTGCCGCTAGTGACCGTGGCGCTGCCGCTGATCGTAACTTTGCCTTGGGAATCGTCTTTATAGATGGCCGTGCCGCCATTGGTGGCCGACACCGTACCGCCGCTGACGGTGACCGTGCCGTTTGTGCCGTTGCTAAAGATGGCTTGGCCATTCGAGCCGGTGGACGACACCGTGCCGCTCTCCACCGTGATCGCACCGCCGCTGGCGATGGCAGCGCTGTTCAAGCCGCTCGCCGTCACCGTGCCGCCTGTGACCTTGATTTCTCCACTGTTGGAGCCGCCGGAGATGGCAGTGCCATTTGCGCCGGTGGACAACACCGTGCCGCCCGTGATCGTGACCGTGCCGCTGGAGACGTTATTAATGGCAATTTTGACGGCTTCCAGCTTGCCGGTCTGGCCGGTGCTGCTGTCCATTACGGTAAGCGCCGTACCCGTACTGTTTACCAGATTGATTGCATCCATGTTGCCAGCGGTGCTGCCGCTGTGGGTAATTTTGTGGCCGTTGAGGTCAAGCGTCAGGGCGATGCCGTTGATGTCCACGCCGGTTTCGCCGAGATTGATGTCTGCAATGACCTTCAGCTTGTCGCCGGTCGCCGCCGCACCAATCGCCTCGTCGAGCGTGACGTAGCTGCCCTTGAAGGCGTCATCGTTGCCAAGCAGCTCCACCGCCGTTGGATAAACCCGACCCACCGTGCCGCCGGTTTTGGTGTAGTAGGTGTTCAGGTTGGCGGCTGTTACGCCGGTGGCCGCGAAGTAGACCGCATAGCCGTTTGCGGTGTTTTCCACCGTGCCGTTCTGAATGTCCAGTACGACAGAGGGGCTCTCGGTCGACACCTTGGCAAGATGAATCGTGCCGGTAGTGGCACTCGTGTTCGCGCTTGTGATTTCAGCGCCGCCGCTAACCGTAACTTTACCGGTTTCGCTATTATAGATGGCAACGCCCGTTGTTGCCTTCAGCGTGCCGCCCTCTACCGTAACTTTGCCGGTGGAGGCGTTTAAGATGGCATAGCCGCCAGCCGCCGACACTGTACCGGCTGTTACCTTCACATCTCCAGCGGAGAGGTTGTAGATAGCAATGCCATACTGGCCGATTGCCTTCAACTCGCCGTTGCCGGTACTGCTGCTGTCCGTTACCGCAAGCGCCGTACCCGCAGTATCTTTCAGCGTGATTGCGGCGGCGCCGCTGTGGGTAACGGTCTGACCGTTCAGGTCGAGCGTCAGGGCTTTGCCGTTGATTTCCACGCCGGCTCCGCTGCCGAGGTCGATGGTCTCGTTGATCACCAGTTTGTCGTTGGTCTGCGCCGCACCAATCGCCGCAGCGAGGGTGGCGTAGCTGCCTTTGAAGGTGTCGCCGCTGTCAAGCAGCTCCACCGCCGCGGGATAAAGCCGCCCCACCGTACCGCCGGTGTGGCTGTAGTAGGTGCCCAAGTTGGCGGCGGTCACGCCGCTGGCATCCGCGAAGTACACCGAGTAACCCGCCGGGTCTGCGGTGTTCTGCACCGTGCCGCCCTGAATGTCCAGCGTAAGAAGGTTGTCGATGCCGTTCGGCACGTATTGCAGGAAAATCGTGCCGGAAGTCGCGCTTGTATTGGCGCTGGTGACCTCGGCGCTGTCGCTGATCGTGATTTTACCAGCGCCGTAGTTGAAGATCGCATTGCCGGTCGCCGCGGACACCTTGGCGCTGCCGCTGACGGTGACTGCGCCGACGCTGTCGATCGCAATGCCCGACGCGCCGGTCGCCGTTACTGTGCCGCCGCTGACGGTGATTGCGCCGCTGCTGTCGATCGCGCTGCCCGACGCGCCGGTCGCCGACACCGTGCCGCTGCTGACGTTGACTGCGCCAGCGCTGCCGGATATTGCATAGCCCGATGTGCCGGTCGCCGTTACCGTGCCGCCGTTGACGGTGATTGTGCCGTTAGCCGTGTTATCTGCAAAGGGGCTGTTGTAGATGGCTTTGCCATTCTCGCCGGTGGCTTTCAGCGTGCCGCCCGATATCGTGACCGCGCCGGTGGAGATATTCCAGATGGCATAGTTTACAGCTTCCAGCGTGCCGTTCTGGCCGCTGCTGCCATCCGTTACGGTGAGCGACGCACCGTTGTCCAGCTTGATTACGGCGCTGCTGCCGTTTGTGCCGCTGTTTGTAACGGTGTGGCCGTTCAGATCAAGCGTCAGGGTTTTGCCGTTGATTACACCGACGCCTGTGCCGAGGTCGATATCGGCAATGACTTTCAGCGTGTCGCCGGTCGTTGCAGCTGTGATCGCACCGGCGAGAGTGGTGTACAGCGTGGTATTGCTTCCACTTGTAATCTCCACCACGTTTGTCGGCGCTTCGGGATAAACCTTGCCCACCGTACCGCCGGTTTTGGTGTAGTAGGCGCTCAGGGTGTCGTAGGTCACGCCTGTGCCGTTGGTGTTAAAGTACACCGCATAGCCATCGGCTGACGTGTTCTCTACCGTGCCGCCCTGAATGTCCAGCACGACTTTCGACTCGCCGCTGGATGGCACAGCGAACAGATAAATCGTGCCGTCGTTTGTATTCGCGCTGGTGACCGTGGCGTTGTTGCTGATCGTGATTTTGCCGGTGCTAACGTTGTAGATGGCATTGCCGGCCGCCGCCGACACTGTGCCGCCGCTGACATTAACTGTGCCGGTGTTAACGTTGTAGATGGCAATAGCATTTGGGTCGGTTGCCTCAACCGTGCCGCCACTGACGTTAACTGTGCCGCCAGCGTCGTAGTTATAGATCGCCTTGCCAGACGAGCCAGATGCCGTCACTTTGCCGTCCGATACCGTGACTGTGCCAGCGGCATTGTTCCAGATGGCTTGGTTGGGCGATGACACTGCGCCGCCCTCCACCTTGACCGTGCCGGTGGATTGGTTGCGAATGGCGTTGCCGGACGTGGCTGTCACTGTGCCGCCTGTGACCTTGATTTCTCCGGTGGAGGCGTTATAGATGGCTTGGCCGGTCGTTGCCGACACTGCGGCGTTGCCGCTGATGGTGATTGTGCCGCCGTCGGCGTTATGGATGGCTCTGCCATTTGAACCGGTTGCTTCAACTGTGCCGCCGGTGACGTTGACCGCGCCACAGTTATAGATGGCTTTACCGGTCGTGGCCGTGACCGTGCCGCTTTCCACCGTGACTGTGCCGCTGCTGCCGTTTTGGATAGCCCTGCCCGTATCGCCGGTGGCTTCCAGCTTGCCGTTGCTGCCGCCGTCCGTTACGGTGAGCGACGCGGTGCCTGACAGCATGATTGCGCTGGCGTTGCCGGTGCCGCTATAGGTAACTGTGTGGCCGTTCAGGTCAAGGGTTAGCGACTTGCCGTCCTTGATCGTCACACCCGTTCCGCCATTGTTGATGTTGGCAATGACCTTCAGCGTGTCGCCGCTCTGCGCCTGACTGATCGCATTGGCGAGGGTTGTAGTCGAGCCGTCCACCTCGATGGTGTTACCAGCCGTCCGCGACGTGCCGCGGCGCGCCGGAGGTGTCCCGGTGCAAAGGGACAAATCCGCGTCCTCGGCCGAGCAGACCGGGCAGTCGGGGTCGATCTGCCCATCCGTGCATTGGGTCTCGCAGGTGCATTTGTCCGGCTCTGTGCCGTCGTTTGGCTCGATGCCGTCGTTTGGCTCAATGCCGCCCTCCGGCTGCGGAGCGCCTTGGTTGCAGCTATCCGGGTCGCCCTCCACATAGCCGCAGGTTTCGTCGTGGACGTGCCCACCGGGTTCCTCCACCGCGCCCGCCGGAATGGGCAGCGCAGCAAACGCCATCAGGCAGGAGAGTAGGAGCGCCAAGGCTTTCCGTCCGGCGCGAGAGCTCCTTTTGTAGTGTACGGTTTCTTTTCGCATGGTCAAATCCTCCCAGTCCTCAGTCCATTTGTTTGTTCGGCCAGCAGCAGATGCCCACATCCAGAGGGATCCGCTCCTTCAAATGAAAATCTGCAAATTTACAGTACCAGCATTCCTTTTCCACCGGCAGTACGGCGGCACGGGGCGTGAACGCCGGACAGCGTTGGCGCGGCCACACGCTCCCGCCCACCCGCGGTTCCTTCAGCGGACGGTCTTCGGCGCGGCGGTTGATTCCCAACTCTGTGCCCATTGCCCATCTCCTCCTCCTAACAGGTTTCCTGTTTCCGGGGGAACCCCCGGAAACAGTTGAGGGGCATGCCCCTCAACTGAATCGATCCTCTTATTGCAGGAGGCCTTGACAGACCCCCCGGTCTTTTGCTACTGTTATTCTAATGAAAAAAAGCCGGCTTGTGGGGCAAAGTGTAAATTTGGTATGGTTTTGTGCGAAATTTGCACGTCCTGGGGAAAAAGTCGCTTGACAAGGGGAACCTATCATGTTGAAAATCGCTCTTTGTGACGACGAGCCGGGGCAGCGCAGCTTGACGGGCGGACTGCTCCGGGAATATATGGAACAGCGCCCCAGCCTCGCCGCCCGGCTCACCGTGGTTTCCTCCGGGGAGGAACTGCTGGAACAGGCGGAGGCGGAAGGGGGCTTTGACCTCTATGTGCTGGACGTCATCATGCCGGAGCTGTCCGGTATCGACGTGGGCGTCAAGCTGCGGGAGCTGGGGAGCGACGCGCCCATCATTTATCTCACCACGTCGCCGGATTACGCGGTAGCCTCCTACAACGCGCAGGCCGCCGGTTATCTGCTCAAGCCCGTGGAACGGGAGGCGCTGTTCCCCCTGCTGGACCGGGTGCTGAAGGAGCTCGCCCAAGAGGAGAGCCGGATCCTGACGGTGAAGAGGCGGGAGCGGGTGTCGCTGCTGCGCTATGCAGACATCCGCTATGCGGAGGGGGCGAACCATTCCGTGATATTTTACCTTGCCGGAGGGCAGACGGTGACTGCCGGCAGGCGGGGTTCGCTGGAGGAGGCGGTGGCCCCGCTGCTGGCGGACGAACGCTTTCTGCAGGTGGGCACGTCTTATCTGGTGAATATGCTCTATGTGGACAGCCTGGAGCAGGACTGCTTTCACATGCGGGAGGGGGGCAGGGTGCCCATCCCCCGCCTGAAGCGGAGCATGGTGCGCCAGTGTTTTCTGGATTTTGTGCTGAAGCGGGGAATGGCCTGATGGATTTTATGACACCGGAGGGGGGCGCCGGGCTGGGCGTACTCTACCTTCTTCGGGCGATGGGGATGACGGTGCTGGCAGGCCTGTTCCTCTGCGCCTTTTTGGACGCCCGGATGGACGGCAGGCGCGCCCGCCTGATTATGGGAGCGGGGATTGGGGCGGTCATCCTGGCGAATATCCCGCTGGCTTTCCTGCTGGGAAGCGAGGCCTATATGCGCCTGACGCCGGTGCTGCTCAACCTGCCGGTATTTGTCCTTTTTGGGTGGGTCTCCCGCTACAGGGATGGCAGGCTTCTCTTTACGCTCACGACCCTCATGGCGGAGACTGGGCTGGTCACCCTGGCGGGGATGCTGTGCGCGCTGCCCTTTGGCGGGCGTTTGGGGATTGACCTGCTGGGCCGCTGCGCAGCCGCCCTGCTGCTGCTGTGGCTGAACTGGCGGCTGCGGCCCCTCTACCTGGAAATGCAGGGGATGCTGCGCCGGGGCTGGCTCCTGTTCTCCCTCATCCCCCTGGCGTACTATGTTTCCCTCTATGTCTATATCATGCTGGTCGATCCAGGGGAGCGGGCGGAGAATTTGACGGCGATCCTGGTTACGTCCGGCATGGCGGCTGCGGCTTACACCGTGATCTTCTTTTTCTTTCAGACGATTCGCCGCCAGGAACAGACCGAGCGGGAACGCCAGCTGCTTTCCACCCAGGTGTCCGCCCTGCGCAGGCAGCAGGAGATGATGGCCCGCAGCGAGGAGAAGCTGCGGGTTCACCGGCACGATATGCGCTTTGTGCTGCACACGCTGACCGCCATGCTGGAACGCGGGGATACCGCCGGTGCGCTGGAGTACCTGGGACAATCTGACAAAAAGCTGAACGATACTGTTATGGCCCATTACTGCGAAAGCCCTGTGCTGGACGCGCTGCTGGCCTATTACGCGGAACAGGCCCGGAGCAGGGAAATCCAGGTAAGGATTGAAATAAAGCTGAGCCGGAAACTGCCGGCGGACGAGGACGAGCTGTGCGCCGTGCTGGCCAACGCCCTGGAAAATGCCATTCATGCCTGTGAAGCCCTGCCCGCCGGGACGCCCCGGCGCATTGAGGTGGCGGCGGCGTCCAAGCCCCATTTCTGCGTGGAAATTGCCAACACCTGCGACGGAAAGGCTGAGTTTGACAGAAACGGCTTTCCCATATCCAGGGAGCCCGGCCACGGTGTGGGCACCCGCAGCATCGCCGCCTTTTTTGACAAGTACCAGGCGGTCTATTCCTACAGCGTGGGGAAGGACGGCATGTTTCGCCTGCGCTTTCTCATTGCCCGGCCGGACGCCGGAACGCGCTGAAGGCCGCTTCATGGGGGATTTTGAAAAGATGTGCTGGAATGTTACATGGGTTCTGTGATATAGTATAAACTGCAGATAGTAGAAAAGGGGAGCGGCGGAAACGCCGTTCCCCTTTTTGCGTCCAAAACAGAGGGCCGTCTGCACCCTGCCGGGAAAAAGGAGCTGCCGCGTCTTGCGGCGGCTCCTTTCTGCAGGGGGAAAACGGGGCGGTTTGTATGGGATCACAGACAGGAGAAAAGACCATGGAAAGAGAAAGAAGGGAAAAGAGATGAAACTGAAGGAGGCAATAGAATTTGCGGACTGGGTGAAGCCCAACGGTTTCACGGAGGAGCAGAAAACCCGCTGGGTGACGGACTGCGAGGGCATGGTGCAGGCCCAGGTGATGCTTCTGGCGCCGGAGGAAACCGTGACCTACGGGTGGCCTGAGGACGGGGAAACGGAGCTGCTGGTGAACCCGCCCCACGACAAGCTCTACCTCAGCTACCTGTACGCCATGGTGGATTTTGCCAACGGGGAGTACGGGAAGTACCAGAACAGCATGCAGATGTTCAACGCGGATTTTTCGGAATTTATGAGGTGGTTTGCCGCGGCTTACCGGCCGGCGGACACCTGGATTGAGGAGGATGGATATGGCCTGCTACCCTGAGAGACGGAAGGGGTATTACCTGACGGCCTACGGGCTGGCGGTAAAGCACGGATTTATAGGGACGGAAGAGGAATGGCTTCAGTTTCTGAAGGCCAACGTGGAGCTCCGGTATGAAAACGGCGTGCTGGAATGGCGCAACGCCGGGGTTGACGATTGGCACGCGCTGGAGGAATTTGCCCTGTTCCGGGAGGACCTTGCCCGCAAGGGGGAGGACGCCCAGGCTGCGGCGGCTTCGGCCAGCGAGGCGGCGGAGGCATCCCGGCGGCAGACAGGCAGCGGGGCGGAGAGGACTCGGGCGGCGCAGGAGGATGACCGGGTCGGGGAGGAGGAATCCAGAAAAGCCGGAGAGGCTGCCAGAGAGGCCGGGGAAACCGCCCGGTTAGCTGCCGAGGAGGCCAGGGCCGCGGCGGAGACAGAGCGGCAGGCCCGGGAGGGTGTCCGGCAGGAGGCTGAATCCGGGCGAAGGGACGCCGAAGGGGAGAGGTCCTCCGGGGAGGCTGCCCGGGCAGGCGCGGAACAGGAGAGGCTTGCCGCGGAAGATGCCAGAAAAGCCGGAGAGTCGGTCCGGGCAGGCGCGGAGTCGGCACGGGCTGCCGCGGAGGATTCCAGGAAGGCTGCAGAGGAGGAAAGGGCCTTTGCAGAGCGGGAAAGGGCAGATCAGGAGTCCGGGCGGGGCACCGCTGAAACAGCCAGAGCGGAGGCAGAAAGGGCGCGGGCTGCTGCAGAGGCGGAAAGGGTTTCCGCAGAGGGCGCACGTGCCGGAGCCGAAGCGGCGCGGGCGGAGTCGGAGGCCCTCCGGAAAGCCGGGGAAGAAAAACGGGCGGAGGCGGAAACGGCCAGGGACGCAGAAGAAGCAGGGAGGACGGAAGCCGAGGCTGCAAGAAAGTCCGGGGAAGAGGGCCGCAAAGCCGCCGAGACCGCCCGGGTTTCCCAGGAGGACGCCAGAAACGGCGCGGAATCCGCCCGGGCGGCGGCGGAATTGGAAAGAACCCAGGCGGAAGCGGGCCGGGAAAGCGCGGAACAGGCCAGGAATATATGGGGCCCCTATGAGGCGGACAGGGCTTACGTGCCGGGGAACAAGGTTTCCTTGGGAGGTTCCAGCTATTTGAACCTGGCGGCCTGTACCGGCGTTCCTCCCACGGACACGGGCAAGTGGCTGCTGATCGCGGCAAAGGGAGACACAGGCTCCCGGGGCGAACAGGGCCCCCAGGGCCCCAAAGGAGACACCGGACCCCAGGGGCCGCAGGGCGTAAAGGGAGAGACGGGAACCGGGCTCACCATCCTGGGACAGTATGCCACGGTGGAGGCGCTGCAGGCGGCGGTACCTTCCCCCACGGCGGGCATGGCCTACAACGTGGGAAGCGCCCCGCCCTACCGCATTTACATTTGGTCCGGCACGGAATGGATGGACAACGGCCCGCTGCAGGGGACGCCGGGCGAAGCCGGGGCTCCGGGGCCCAAGGGGGATCCCTTCACTTACGCTGACTTTACCCCGGAGCAGCTGGAAGGGCTGAGAGGGCCCCAGGGCCCCAAGGGAGACACGGGAGCCAAGGGCGACAAGGGAGAAACCGGAGCCGCGGGCCCTGCGGGCCCCAAGGGGGACGCGGGCGCGAAGGGTGATACGGGCCCGCAAGGGCCCAAAGGAGAGACGGGCCCTGCTGGAGCACAGGGCCTAAAAGGAGATGCCGGGCCTGCGGGGCCTCAGGGTGAGAACGGCCCCCAGGGGCCTCAAGGCTTGAAGGGTGAAAAGGGCGACAAGGGCGAGACCGGAGCAACTGGCCCGCAGGGAGCGAAAGGGGATCCGGGGCCTGCGGGGGCGGACGGGAAAAGCGCCTACCAGACGGCGGTTTCCGGAGGTTATACCGGGACGGAGGAAGAGCTGGGCGGAGCGCTGGCCGCGGTTCCCGGACACATCGCCGACGGTGTGAAGCACGTGACGGCTTCGGAGCGGACGGCATGGAACGGGAAGCTGGACGCCGCTGAAAAAGGCGCGGCGGGCGGCGTGGCGACGCTGGGAGAGGACGGGAAGGTGCCGGTATCCCAGCTGCAGGCCGCGGCGGAATCCCTGAATTTTGGAGCGACGGACGGAGAGGACGGGCTGTGGGACAGGCAGGAGACCGTGCCGGAGGGCACGTCGCCCATCCGGTACAACGGCTACCTGCGGGCAGCCAGGGTCTACGGCGTGTACTACAGCGACAGCGCGGACTTTGCGGAGGCCTATGAGGTAACCGGCCCCATTGAGGCCGGGGAAATCGCCGTGCTCTGGGAAGACGGGGGCATCCGCCGCAGCGCGTCCCCCTATGACATCCACGTGCTGGGGATCGTTTCCACGGACCCCGCCCATGTGATAGGCGGAAAAGGGACCCCCATCGCCCTCAGCGGCAGGGTGCCGGTAAAGGTTACCGGCCGGGTGAGGATCGGGGACTACCTGACAAGCTCGGAGGTTCCGGGCCGTGCCCGGGCGGCGGACCCGGGGACGGCTCCCCGGGGAAGCATTGTGGGCATGGCGCTGGAAGGCAGCGTGGGGGGCATGGGAGAAGTCCTGGCCTTCGTGCTGAGATTGTGAGGCGGAAAACATGGCAAACGACAGAAAACTGCTGACCGCAGACGCGGTCAACCTGAAGGCAAAGGTCAGAGCGGAGATGCTGCGGCGCAGCCGCACCGGCTCCGTGGCTGCCTACGGCGGCACGGATTATGACTTTACGGCGGTCCCCCAGGACGGCGGCCCCCTTCTGGGGGAGCACCTGAAAAAGAACCTTGTGCCCATGCAGGCGGTGAACGACGCGGACCTGCCCGTCTACCCCGGCCCCCTGACAAGGGAGGGGCAGGAGGCGATGGAGACAAAAATAGACGCCTGGAAAACCCGCTCCATCACGGACCGCAGCGCCAGCGACTGCAAAAGCAGCTGCACCGGGACCTGCTACACCGGGTGCACCACAGGATGTTATACGGGCTGCAGCGGCTGTTCGGGGTGCGGCGGGGCCTGTTCCAGCAGCTGCACAGGCACTTGTTCGGGCGGGTGTACCAGCTGTTCCAATACCTGCACCGGAGGCTGTATCAGCTGCTCCAACACCTGCACCGGCAGTTGTTCTGATAGCTGCACGGGAGGCTGTTATTACAGCTGCACCAAGAACTGTTCCTGGGACTGCTACAGCAGCTGCTCCGGCGAGTGTACCAGCTGTACGGGGAGCTGTTATTACAGCTGCACCAAGAACTGCTCCTGGGACTGCTACAGCAGCTGCACCGGGACGGCAAAATAAGAAATTGACGGAGGAAAATTATGTTTCAGGAATTATTGGACAAGGCAAGCCTGGTGGGCCACAAGATGGCCGTATACCGTATTTTGACAAAGGACGCCCAGACCCTCACGGCGGAAGACTTGGAAGAGCTTTCCGCAATGGTGTCTGAGGCGGCGGCTCTGGAATTCGTGGACAGCCGGTTCCTCCTGGAGGAGACGGCGCTGTCCCTGTACGGGCTGCTGGAAGGGGAGAAACCGCCGGAAAGACAGCGGTTTTACTCTGCCTGCGCCGCGGTGATGGGAGAGCTGGAAGGCGCGCTCCCGGAAGGGGAACTGGCTGGGCTGGCAGACTGCCTGGAGGCCTTCCGCGGGCTGCGGAGGGACGGTACGGCAGAGCTTCAGGAGTTTTACAGGGAGCTTTGCGGAAAGCTCGGGCGGCTTGCGCCGGGCCGCTACTGCAGGGGAATGTTCCTGCGCAGGACGCTGGACACCGTTATGCAGCTGGGCCGCTTCCCGGAAGTGCGGGGCATTGTGCAGGAGATTTCAGAGAACATCCTTTTGCTGGACGAAGACAGCTTTGAAAAATCAACCCGGCTGAACAACGAATTTATGCAGCTTTAAAGGAGAAAAAAATGGACCAGAAGAGGAAGGAACAGAGAATTCCCATTCCCGAGGACGTCTGCACATACCTGCAGATGCTCAAGTATGAGGCGGACGGGCTGCGGGTGCTGTGCGTCCAGGCGGCGGAAAGCGGACTGCCGGAGGAAAAGCAGGCGGAGCTGATCAAAAACTGCCGCCAGGCAGCGGCGGCCTGGCGGATGGCCCTGGACGAGCTTGTGTGCCGGCTTGTGCCCGGGGAAGAACTGGAAGGCGCCGTCTATTCCGTGGATTTCCTGCAGGGAGAGCTGAAACTGGGGAGGGCCTGCAATGGACAAGCCTAAGGGCCAGATGCAGTTTCAGGACCTGTACGCCAGGATGTATCCGGGAAAGGCGGTAAAATCGGTGACCTTCATCGTCACCCACCAGTGCAACCTGCGGTGCTCCTACTGCTACGAGACCAACAAAAGCGAGGCGCGCATGACAGAGGAGACTGCCCGGCGCTGTGTGGACCTGCTCTTCCAGGAGGACGAACGGGGGGACGGGCTGGTGACGCCGGAAAACGCGGACGGGCTGATTCTGGATTTTATCGGCGGGGAGCCCATGCTGGAAATCGGGCTCATTGACCGGATCGTCTCCTATTTTCTGGCGCAGGCGATCGGGAAAAACCACCGCTGGGCCACAAAATACATGATTTCCATGTCCTCCAACGGCACGCTTTACCGGGACCCGGCGGTACAGCGGTTTTTGAGGAAATACGACGGCAGGGTCAGCGTCGGCATCACCCTGGACGGGGACAAGGAGACCCACGACAGCTGCCGCAGGGACTGTTTGGGCTGCGGCTCCTACGACAGGGCGGCGGAGGCTTTCGCCGACCAGTGCAGACGCGGCCAGAGCGGCACCAAGTTCACCATTGCCCCGGGCAACGTGGAAAGGACGTTTACAGCCTGCAGGGACATGATGGAAAGGTTCGGGATTACGGAGCTCAACTGCAACTGCGTGTATGAGGAGGGCTGGGAGCTTTCTCACGCCGCGGTGCTGTACCGGGAGCTGAAGAAGCTTTCGGACTGGCTCATAGCTTCGGGGCGGTACAGGGACATGTATGTGTCTATTCTGGACTGGGAGGCGGGAACCCCGCTGCCGGAGACGGAGACCCAAAACTGGTGCGGCGGCACGGGGAAAATGCTGGCCTTTGATGTGGACGGGACGGTTTATCCCTGCCTCAGATACGCGCCCATGTCCCTGCCCAACCGCCCGCCCCTGCGCATTGGGGACGTGGACGCGGGGATTGCCCGCACGCGGGAGGACCGGAAAACAATGGAACTGCTGGACGGGATTACCCGCCAGAGCCAGAGTCCGGAAAAATGCCTGAGCTGTCCCATCGCCAGCGGCTGCGGGTGGTGCAGCGCCTACAATTATGAGGCCACGGGAAGCCCCAACCGGCGCGTCACCTTCCTCTGCCCCATGCACAAGGCCCGGGTGATGGCGATGGCCTATTACCACAACAGGATCCACCGGCTGCGGGGAGAAACGGAGCGTTTTCCCCTGAACATTCCCGAGGAATGGGCGGTGGAGATTGTGGGGCAGGAGGAATTTGAGGGGCTGCTGGAACTGGCTTCTCCCTGAAGCCTGAGCAGAAAGGAAGTGATGTTACGGACAGCACTGTAGTTGTGGCGCTGCTGTCCCTGGCGGGGACGTTTATCGGTTCCCTGCTGGGAATATTCGGCAGCGCGAGGATGACCAATTTCCGGCTGGAGCAGTTGGAAAAGAAAGTGGAAAAGCATAACCAGGTGGTGGAGCGCATGGCGGTGGCGGAGAATGCCATCAAGTCGGCGCATCACAGGCTGGATGATGTCAATTCGGAACTGGAACATATCAAAGGGGGAACTTGAATGGAACTGACGGGAATTGGAAGCGTGGCGGCGATTACGGTGATCTGCNGGCTTCTCCCTGAAGCCTGAGCAGAAAGGAAGTGATGTTACGGACAGCACTGTAGTTGTGGCGCTGCTGTCCCTGGCGGGGACGTTTATCGGTTCCCTGCTGGGAATATTCGGCAGCGCGAGGATGACCAATTTCCGGCTGGAGCAGTTGGAAAAGAAAGTGGAAAAGCATAACCAGGTGGTGGAGCGCATGGCGGTGGCGGAGAATGCCATCAAGTCGGCGCATCACAGGCTGGATGATGTCAATTCGGAACTGGAACATATCAAAGGGGGAACTTGAATGGAACTGACGGGAATTGGAAGCGTGGCGGCGATTACGGTGATCTGCTATCTGGCGGGGGTGGTGGTGAAGGCCACGCCCTTTGACAACAACGGACTCATCCCCATTGTCTGCGGGCTTTTAGGCGGGATTCTGGGGGTCGTAGGCATGCTCTTTATGCCTGACTTCCCGGCCAATGATTTTCTAACCGCCGCGGCCGTGGGCATCGTCTCCGGGCTGGCTGCCACCGGCGCCAACCAGATTGGGAAACAGCTGGCAGGCGGGAAGGAAAAATAAAAAAAGCGCCCCAGAGGGACGCTCGCTTATCCGGCTTTATGTTCCAGTGCTGAGAGACGTTGCTCCATGCGCTCCATCCGATGCTCCAGCTCCCACTGCTTTTCATGGGTCAGCTTGTAGCCGTCAAAGAGAGAATCAATCCGCTTGCCCACGCTGTTTTCTACAAACACCATCACTTCACGCTGGCTGGTTTGAATTTTGGTTTCCATCATGCCCATCAGTGTGTCGGCCTGCTGCTGCATGACTTCCATCAAGTCTTCTTTTTGCTGCGGCATGACTTCCATCATCCGGTCTTCTGACTGACTGATCAGCTGTGCAATTGCCTGCAAATCATTTTGATCCAACATCCTTATCACCATCCCTGAAGACAGTATAGCATTGAACGGAATACATTGCAAGACGAAAGGAGAGATCATATGGCGAATGAAAACAACACACCGGAAAGAGTACTGGAACTGGCCCGGGGAGAGCTGGGAGCCACCAGCGGGGACAAGTACATCCGGTACTATAACGGCATTACAGGCATCGGCCTGCCCTACGGGGTGGCCTGGTGCGCAGCCTGGGTGACCTGGGTCATGCGGCATGCCGGGGTGCCCGTGGACAGCGTGCTGAATTACAAGGGCTGCGCCACGGCCTCCGACTGGTTTGAGGCCAGGGGGCGCTTCCGCAGCAGGAAGAGCGGGTATGTGCCGAAGCCCGGGGACATCATCATGTACGAGTGGAACCCGGAGGACGAGGGCACCCCTTACGACGACGGGGACGACCACACGGGGATTGTGGAGTACGTGGAGGATGGGATCGTACATACCATCGAGGGCAATAACGGCGGACAGTGCAGGAGGGATTGGTGGAGCCTTTCGAACTCCTATATTTCCGGCTACTGCGTGCCGCTGTACAACATGGAAAACAAAAAGGAGGAACCGGATTTGACGGAGGCAGAGGCAAGGAAGATCGCACGGGGAGAGATTGAGAAATATTTTGCTGGACTGGCGGAAAAGCCCGCGCCCGGCTGGGCGAAGGAGGCGCTGGATTACGCCAGGGAGGAAGGGATCCTCAATGGCGACGAGGGCGGTCTGCGCCCGGAAAGCTATGTGAAGCGGGACGAGCTGGCCCAGGTGGAGCTGAACCGGGAGCGCCGCTACCGGGAAATCGGGGATGTGCCGGACTGGGCCAGGGACGCGGTGCAGGAACTGACCGGCCTGGGGGTGATCCTGGGCACCGAGGCGATTCAGGATGGAAAAGTCACCCTCAACATGAGCGAGGCGCAGCTGCGCGGGCTGGTCTTTATGAAGCGATATGTGGACACAAGGCTCGGCGGCAAAGAAGGGGGGAGGTGAGCGGCATGGCGGATAAAAGCGGATACGCGGGCCGGATCGGGAATACGGGAGCCCAGCAGGTGCAGGCGCCCTTCCAGGACAACGGAAAAAAGGGCAAGGGCATCGTGAAGCGCGGGGAAGACCTGAGAACGGACGGGAAAAGAAAAAAGGGCAGAGGATAACTGCCGGTATGGGATCCTGATTAGGGCCTGATGCCCGGGAGAGAGGAATAAAACATGGAAAACGAAATCGATTACGGGAAAGTATTCGGCACCGAGGGGGATTCCCCTGAGGAAGGCGCAGAAGAGCAGGAGGCCGCCGAACCTGAAGCCGGAACAGAACCGTCAGGCGAAAAAGGGCAGGAAACCGCCGAACCTGCAGACGATGAGACAGATCACCCGCAGCGGCGGCAGAGCCAGGAAGACAACCGCCGATATGCAGCCATGAGGAGACGGACGGAGCAGGAGGCCAGGGACAGGGCGTCCCGGGAAGTGGACGCGGCCATTGCCGCCGCGGGCATCGTGGATCCCCGCACGGGACGGCCCGTCCGCACCAGGGCGGAGCTGGAGGCCTGCCGGGCCGGAGGCCGGGTCCGCACCAGGGCGGAGCTGGAGGCCTGCCGGGCCGGAGGCCGGGCAGAGAAGGGGGGCGGGCTTGCCCCTGCGGAATACCGGCGGCCTGCAGGAGAGCCGCCGGAGGTGAAGGCGGCCCGCCAGGCGCTGGCGTACGCACAGGAGACGGAGATCCACAGGAAAGTAGAGGACCAGGTCAGACAGATTTCCCGGATGGACCCCAGCATCCGGGAGAAGGGGGACCTTTCGCGGCTTTCTTGCTATGAACAGATGTGCCGCATGGTGGAGAAGGGGTACGAGCTGGCGGATGCCTACAGGGTGCTGAATTTTGACGAGTTGCTGCGCCGGAATGAGGCGGCGGCCAGGCAGGCCGCGCTCAATTCTGTGAGCGGGAAAAGCCACATGGCCCAGAGAAAACCCAGAGGGGAGGGCGGCGCATATGTACCGCCGGACGTGGCGGAAGAATACCGCCTGTTCCTGCCCGGCATCACCGACGCTGAAATCCAGGCGCACTATAACCGGTACGCAAAGAGCAGGAAGGCGGACTGAGGAAACGGATGCAAGGTGAAGACCATATAACCATCAATGAAATATATTTTTAGAAACATAATGGGCCTCCTTGCTTTTTCGTTCTTTTTTGCGGGCCTGAAAAAGAGGCAGGCGGAAACAGCCCGTAAAAGCGAAGAGAGACAGCGCACAGAAGGCGGCTGGGGCAGGATATCCTTTCAGAAGGAGCATCTGAAGGGCAGAATACAGAAAATACACAGGAAATCCTCCTTCTCCCCTGAAGGATCTCTGCAAAACCAGTATATCACATACAGGGGAGGAGGGAAGGGGGTGATGGGGCAGTACAGGCGTTGATCCGGATCGGAACAAGGGGCATTGAAAATCTGGAAGGAGAGGAAGGACAGCGGCATGGCACAACAGAAAGGTTATGCGGGCAGGGTGAAGAACACAGGGGCGCAGAGCGTGAAAGCACTCTATTCCCCGGACAGGAAACAGCACGGAACGGTACGGCGCGGGGAAGACCTGCGCACAGGAGAAACGAAGAAAAAATGAGCGGAAAGCTGACGCCTCCGCACGATACGGGAAAGGAAGGAAACAGAATATGGCATTTCAAATCCATAAAACAGACGACGGCCGGGTGCCCGGCCTGGAGTACCTGCCCTGCGGGGCAATTGCGCCGCAGGCAGGGATGGCGATGAAGATGGCCTCCGGCAAGCTGGCGGCTGCTGCGGGGACAGACCTGCCCACCTATTTGAGCGTGGCACAGAGAACGGCTCCCTGTGAGGCAGGGGAGCTGATCCCCGTGCTGCGGGTACAGCCCGACACGATTTTTGAGGCGCCCGCGCCCTCCGGCTTTACCGCTGTCCCCGGGGACAGGGTGCAGCTGGGCGGCGACGGCCTGACGCTGAGCACCGCGGCAGGCGGCGCGGCCGAAGTGGTTTATGCGGGAGAAGACGTTGTGAGAATCCGCTTTGTGCAGGCCGCGGCGGCTGCCAAGGCGTGAGAGAAAAAAGGAGGAAGTAACCTATGGCAAATATCACTTTTATTGAGGGCTCCGGCCTTCAGGATTCCATCTTTGGCAAAAACCAGGCTCCGATCCGGATGTTCCTGGAAAAGAGAGGAGAAGCCTTTGAACAGGAGAGCATGGTCAAAAAGCTGTTCAGCATGGAGAACTCCAACCATTTCGGTGAAAAATTCACCACTATGACGGCGATGGAAGGCTTCCAGCCTGTGGGCGAGAATGGGGAATACCCAGTGGACGGCATGCAGGAGGGCTTCGACAAGTTCCTGGAACACATGACCTGGAAAAACAGCTTCACGCTCTCCCGGGAAATTGTGGAGGATGCGAAGGCAATGGATCTGAAAAAGAAACCCACCAGCTTTATCACCAGCTATTACCGCACCCGGGAAAAGTTCGGCGCGGCCCTGCTGGGCGGAGCAATGGCGGGGAAATCCGCCGTGAACTTCCAGGGCAGAAGCTTCTCCGCTACAGCCGCGGACGGCAAGAACCTGTTTGCCAAGGACCACCCTGCCAAGGTAAGCGGAAAGGCGCAGTCCAACCTGTTTGCGGACGCCTTCTCAGACGACGCGCTGGCAGCGCTGGAGACCGCCATGCAGAATTTCCGGGGCGACAATAACGAGATTCTGGACGTGGCGCCCGACACCATCGTCATCCCCAACCAGTACGAACTGAAAAAGGCCGTGTTCGCCACCATCGGCGCGGACAAGGATCCCAATACCGCCAACAACGGCTTTAACTACCAGTACGGCAGGTGGAACGTGATCGTATGGCCTTACCTGAACCAATACCTGGCCGCCGGAGCAGCTCCCTGGATGCTGCTGGACAGCCGCTACAACGAGGATTACGGCGGAGCCGTCTGGCTTGACCGCACCCCCCTGGAGGTGCGCAGCCGTGTGGACGAGGGCAACGACGCCAATGTCTGGCAGGGCTACGCCCGCTTTATCGCAGGCTTCAACGACTGGCGGTTCGCCGCCGTAGGCGGCATAACCGGCGGCACCCAGGCAGTTTGAGCAGCGTGACGGCAGCGTGACGCTGCACCCTGTGCCTTCCCCTTGAGGGGAGAAGGGAAACAGATTCCCTGTGGGAATCTGCTGGACGAGGTGGAAAATCTTACTCATACCGCAGCGGCAGAACAGAATACGGGTCAGAACCACCTCATCAGTCACCTCCGGTGACAGCTTCCCCTCAAGGGGAAGCCTTTGGTCTTAGCCATCCCCTTAAGGGGATGGCAGGGTACGAGGTTAGCAGATCGCTGAATGGAACAAAAGCCGGACGCTTCGGAGAATATCCGGCGTCCGGTTTTTGCTTATTACAAAGCAGGTAGGGGCGTCGGGGAGCGGGCCGAAGGTTTGAAGGAGTCCGAAGCCGGAAGAAAAGTCTTTGGCCTACCTTTCTTCAGAAAGGTAGGGGCGTCGGGGAGCGGGCCGAAGGTTTGAAGGAGTCCGAAGCCGGAAGAAAAGTCTTTGGCCTACCTTTCTTCAGAAAGGTAGGGGCGTCGGGGAGCGGGCTGAAGGCTTGAAGGAGTCCGAAGCCGGAAGAAAAGTCTTTGGTCCTACCTTTCATCAGAAAGGTAGGGGACAAAAGGAGGAAAAGATATGCCGGGAAGTTTGATGACGGCGGATACGTCGTTTCCGGATTTAAAGGGAAAAGAGAGTACGGAAGAGAAGTTTGAAACCATCACGGGGTACCTGTACCTGCTGCTGGAGCAGCTGCGGTACACGCTGTCGAACCTGGGGGAGGAAAACTTCAACGGGGCAGAGCTGGACCATCTGGGCAGGGTCTTTACCGGCCCGCTGACGGTTCGCGTGGAAGAGACCGAGCAGGGCGTGACCCAGCTGAGCGTCACGGTAGAGGGCGTGAAGTCCACGGTAAAGGGGCTGGACGGCAGGTTCTCTTCCGTAGAGCAGAGCGTGAACGGGGTCGTGAGCCGGGTGAACGGCCTGGACAACAGGTTTTCCTCTGTGGAGCAGGATGTGGACGGACTGAACATTCGCACCATTGGGGGCACTACCTGCATCACCGGGGACCATGTGAAGACGGGGCGGATTGTGAGCCAGAACGGGATGAGCGAGATCAACCTGAACACAGGAATGGCGTCGCTTTCCGGCAGCTACCGGGTGGTGGATCCGAACGGCGGGGCGGAGATCGGCGGGGTGAAGTACGACAGCAGCGGCGCCGGTACTTCCAGTGAGGCCAAAAACCGCATGTGGGTGTATACGAACGGCAATTGGGCCCTGAAGGTGCAGGCAGGCGGGAACCTGTCCCTGGAGGGCAGCAGCCTGGTGCACATACGCGGCCCTCAGGAGGTGACCGTCTCCGTGGGGGAGACTCGCTGGACCTTTGGAAAGTACGGCATCTATTATAACGACACGCTGGCGGTATCTCCGCTGGCAACGTAAAGGAGCGGAAGGTATGGGAAAACGGAAGAACAAAGGGAAGGAAACGGCGTGTAGACCCGCCGTATCCCCCGGAAGCTGCACGGAGACCCGGGGGGAGGCGCGGTTATGAGCGGACTGCCAAGCATGGTGCACGGGGACGGCATAAAGAAGAGTGTGCAGGTAAAATTCAAGGGTTACGACCACAACCTGGGGGCGGAAGAAGGCTCCCTGTGGGATATGGAAAACCTCTCTGGGGATTCGGCCCCGGTGCTGGCCCCCAGAAAACCCAGGTATCTGCTGCGCACTCTGGAAAAGCCCAACGGCCTGTATGCGGGGGAATCCCTCTGCTGGGCGGACGGCGGCTCCTTCTATGTGGACGGGGAGCAAAAGGGGGCTGTGGAGGACAGCAGAAAGCAGTTCTGCGCCCTGGGGGATTATCTGATCCTGCTGCCGGACAAGGCCTATTACAACAAAAGGACCGGGGAATTCGGCAGCCTGGAAGCCCAGTGGAGCGGCGGCGTCCGGTTTGAGGACGGCGTTTTCGCGGGGGAATCCGCCAAGGGGAACAGCATTGTTTCTACAGGGGAAGCCTTCCCCTTCTCCGTGAATGAGGCGGTGACAATTTCCGGATGCGGAGAAGAACGGAACAATAAGACCGCCGTGATCCGGGAGGTTTCGGAGGACGGGAAAACCCTGCGGTTTTATGAGAACAGCTTTCAGGTATGGAGCGGTGAAGCTGCCCTGAAGCGGGAAGTGCCGGACATGGATTTTCTCTGTGAGAACGAGAACCGGCTGTGGGGCTGCAAGGGCAGTACCATCTACGCCTCCTATCTGGGCAATCCCTTTATCTGGACCAATTTCGACACGGTCTCCACAGCCTGCTTCGCGGCGGATGTGGGCAGCGCCGGGGATTTCACCGGATGCTGCTCCTACCTGGGATACCCGGTGTTCTTCAAGGAGGACCAAATCTACAAGGTGTACGGCAGCAAGCCCTCCAATTTCCAGGTGATGGGCAGCGCCAGCCTGGGGGTGGAAAAGGGCAGCGGGAGAAGCCTGGCAGTGGCGGGGGAGAGGCTGTTCTACCTGTCCCGCTCCGGGGTGGTCTCCTACGCAGGGGGCGTGCCCCAGGTGATCTCCCAGGCGCTGGGACAGCAGCGGTTCCGAAACGCTGTGGGCGGCTCGGACGGCACGAAATACTATGTTTCTCTGGAAGACTCCCTTGGAGCCAGCCACCTGTTTGCCTTTGATACCAGGATAGGCCAGTGGTACCGGGAGGACGGCGTCCGGGCCCTGGAATTCGGCTGGGGAGGTGAGCTGTACCTGCTGGCGTCGGACGGGGGGCTGTGGCTTGCGGGAGACCCTCGGAGCATCCCCGAGGGGGCTGTGCAGGAGACACTCCAAAGCGCCGCGGAGTTTGGGGACTTTATTGAGGGAAGCCCGGGCAAGAAGGGGCTTTCCAAGCTGCTGCTGCGGGCGGAACTGGAGGCCGGTGCATCCCTCAGGGTGCTGGTACGGTATGACGGCGGTCCCTGGCGGCAGGCGGGACAATTGCAGGCGGAGAAAAAGCGCAGCTTCCTGCTGCCGCTGATTCCCCGGCGCTGCGACCATTACCGGATCCGGTTGGAGGGCACGGGCGGCTGGCGGCTGTTCTCCCTGACGCGGGAATTTTATTTGGGCACGGAGCTTTGAGAAAGGAAGAGTGTGATGGGGACTTATCGGTATGAAGATTTTTTAACTGCGGCAAAAGAAAAAAATATGGGAGTGGGCTCGGGCTTTTCCCAGGCGGACTGGAACCTGGCGGAGAAAAACCCAGACGCGGGCATGAGCATCCTCAATGCCAAGCTGGCCTACGGCAATGCCAAGACGCCGGAAGAGAAGGCCAAATATAACCAGATGGCGGAGCAGATCCGTTCGGCCTACGGGAATTACACCGGGGGGACCTCGGGGGCGGACTTCTATCTGAACAAGCCCTCCCCCGGAAGCTTTGACATGGAGGCGGCGCCCACATTTTCCTATGATGTGGAGGACGATCCGGTTTACGCGGCCTACCGGAAGCAGTATGCCAGGGAGGGAAGCCGGGCCACCCAGGACGCGCTGGGGACGGCGGCCTCCGCCACAGGGGGAATCCCCTCCTCTTACGCGGCCGCGGCGGCGTCCCAGGCAGGAGACTACTATGCCTCCCAGCTTTCGGACAAGGTGCCGGAGCTGTACCAGCAGGCGTATAACCGCTATTTGGGAGAGCTCTCCCAGTATAACACGGACCGGAACTTCCGGTACGGCCAGTATGTGGACGAGGTGAATTCCCAGACGGCGGACAGGCAGGAGGCGCTGCAGAACGCGCTGTACGGCGCCCAGTATGGGGATTACGGAAAGCTGGCCGAGCTGGGGTACGATGTGTCCAACATCCCCACGGAATACCAGAAGAGGTTTGACCTGGCGAACCTAGCCGGGCAGTACGGCGACTATGGGAAGCTGAAGGAGCTGTTGGGAATCAGCGCGGACATGCAGGATAAGAATATCGACCTGCTGTATAACCTGGCTCTCGCCAAGGCGCAGCTGGGAGATTACAGCTACCTGGACAAGCTGCTGGAACAGTATTTTTAAGAGAAGGCAGGGACATCCCCGGGGAAGCTTTCTTCCCCGGGGGACCGTTTCTGAAAAGGAAGGGGAGAAGAAAAAATGGCATATAAGATTGTAGGAGAAGGTGGAGGAAGCGGAGGAAACGGAGCGGACAAGGAACGAGAGGAACTTCAGGAGCTGGCCCGGGCGATTGTGGACGCGGCAAAGCAGGGGGCATGGACGGCAACGCAGGCTGTGGAGCAGCCCCGGCAGGAAAATGCTCCGCCCAGGCTTCCCTGGCCCGTGTTCCGGAGCCTGAAGCAGGACTCCTTCACCCGGGGCGGGGGTCCCCGGGGAGGCGGTGCGAGCCGAGGAAACGGCAGCTGGAGCCTGCCGGATTCCCCGGAGGAGAGAAGCAGCCGGGAAATACAGCGGAAAATGGAGGACGAGGCCAGAAAACGGCACGAGTACGAAAGAAGACGGGCTGAGGAGGAACGTCGCAGAAGGACTGCGGGCCCGGAGCCTGTTTTCCAGGGCTTTACCCCTGGCGGAGGCTCCCGGGGAGGCGGTGCGAGCCGGGACAACGGCAGCTGGAGCCTGCCGGATTCCTCGGAGGAGAGAAGCAACCGGGAAATACAGCGGGAAATGGAGGACAAGGCCAGAAAACGGCACGAGTACGAAAGAAGGTGGGCTGAGGAGGAACGTCGCAGAAGGGCTGCGGGCCCGGAGCCTGCTTTTCAGGGCTTTACCCATGGCGGAGGCTCCCGAGGAGGCGGTGCGAGCCGGGGGAATGACCCGTGGGGACAAGCGGAGCAGAGCCCTTTTATCAGAGGCGGGATCTCCGGCGGAGGCGGAGCGCGCCGGGGAGGCAGTCCGTGGGAGCAGGTTGCCTATCCCCCGGACGGAGCCGGATCAGGCGGCCCGGAGCAGGAGCTAACGGAGGAAGCGTCCCCAGAGAGAGAGGAGGAAGCGGAACAGGAAGAAAAAAGCGTCTCCCTGCCGCCTGTACGGCAGCTGCTGGCAAAGATTGCCGGAGCAGCAGGGGCAGGAATAGCAGGAGCGGCGGGGGCGGTAAATGCAGGAATCCAGGCGGCAGGAGCGGCGGGCCGGATTGCGGAAACTTTCCTGCGCCCCAAGGGCGTCAGCGATTGGGATTGGAGCTGGAGAGAAAGCGCAGCCCAAGACGCCAAAAACGACCTGGAAAAGAGCGCGGCGCTGTACAATGTGGGTCAGGCCAAACTGGACGCGGCGCAAAGAATTTCGGAAGAGCTGAACAGAAAGGTGGTCTTCGATGGGACGCTGCCGGTGGATAAGACAGGGGTAATCGACCCGGAGACAGGGACCATCCGGCTGAATGCCAGAGTGGGCGGCCCCGAAAACCTGCGTGACAACGCCGTACAATTGTTGGAGGAACAGCCGAAAACCGGCCTGGACAGCAGCGGCAGCCCGGGGTATAATGCAGGGGAAGAAGGGCTCTTCCAGGATACTGCGGGGGCTGGAGGGAACGGCCTCAATAAACAGCTAATGAATGAGTTGGCAGAAAGTGGAGTTAAGTATAACGCTGATGATGTCGTGATGATAACAAAAAATGCTGATGGAAAACTTCTATGGCTAGAAAAGGGAGGGGATTCTGCAGGGCTGAAACATATTATTGATAGACATACAGCCGATTTTACAGCAAAAGGCATAAATGACATACCAAAATTCCTGAATGAAGTCTTGAAGAGAAAGGCTGCAAAAGTGGGAATGGGAGCAAAAGGCCCCTTTGAAGAATATATAGTAAACGGAACAAGATATAGGGTAGCTTACGGAAATAATGGCTATATAGTATCATTCTTTCCGATTAAGTTGAGATAGGAGGAAGCGTATGCATAAGGTGATCAAAATCAATGAATTTGCAGCAACGAGAATGGTAGAACTTCAAAATGAGCTTACAGGCAATATCGATATATGTTTTGACGATTCAGCCCTGGTCAGCATAAATAATTTTGAATTTATGAAGGTCGGCAATCGTTATAGCTGCTTCATTGAGTTGTTTGGAGAGATGGCAGAGGAAGGAAATTCCGAAGCAGTAACATGTAAAATCATTTCTAATGAAAGGATTGGAAACGGAAATTTTTTGAAGGTTTTTGTAGGAAAGGAAATTTACTATGTCCCCAGAAGCCAGGTGGGGAGTATGCCAATGAAAGAGTTCCTGTTTGCCTACACGCGGAAAGATTTGATAAAGGTAGACGAGGTTATTCATGAGGATTTATTAAATGAATAA